TGCGTTAAACGCTCATGTAATTGGCGCATTTCCCTGGCGTGTTTCTTGGCCTGCATTCCCAATCGCTTCTTTACGCTTATGGGGTCATCCTCGTTTGCAAGTCCTTGTGATTCTTCTTGAACTCCTTGTTCTTCGGCATCACCTGGCCCTACACCGCCATTCTCAACATCTTCGTTATCGCCACTTAAAGCTTCGGCTAATTCGTTTTGGTCTTCGTCCATGACTTCTCAATCTCCATATCGACACGTTCATCGCGCCCTAGGCCATACGGTTGGCCTGAGACCCAGAGAGAATCCTTCTCTCGATACTTAATAGTATATTCCCTATTTAAAAGCCGTTGTACGCCATATATGGGGGTTAAGAAAATAGTTAGGGGTTTATCAGGGGTTATCAAAGAAAATGGCGCAGCGAGTTAATTTGACCCGCTGCGTAAGGGTTTTTATCTTTCTTTGAGTGGCTCTTTGTGAATGCTTGACAAAACATGTGCCAATTTAGCACTAAAGTCTTGGTCTGCTTTTTCATAGTCCAATTCAACTTTTCGATTCTCAAGCCCAAGTTTTTGACGTTCAAGATGTCGCTTATCGGCCATTTCTTGGGACTTCATTATCATTTCAGCCTGTTCTAGTAGATGCTTTTGTTTGCGAATCTTTAACTCTTCGGCACGCTCCATGAGTTGCTGCTCTTCGATTTTCATCTTTTGCTCATTCATCATCATGGTTTGTTGTTGCTGCTTCATTTGCTGCTGCATCATCTGTTCTTGAGGGCTTGGCGGTTGAGGTGGTAATTGCTTGCCTTCCTCTTCGGCAATAATCTGAGGTGGAACCAGAGATTTAAAGCGGGAAGCAATCTGTGGCATAAACTGTACGTCCAGATTCTTAGCCCATAAATCGGCAATAAGCGGGAAAGTTTGCGGATTAGCTTGTATCGTCTGCTGGAAAAACTCAAGAGCAATGTCTTTCTGAACCGCAAAGCTTGGCCCTGTATCGATTTCAACATCATAATCACCTGTGTCGAGTACGTTTTCACGAATAGGCTCGCCATTTTCAGACTGACCCGTTACTTTGTTTAATGTAATTGGCTCTGACCTACCATCAGCTTTAGAGACAATCATGTGACGCTCATGTTCCCCTGCGATAACGGGTAAAAGGTCATTTACCACCCTTCCGCCCTGCTCCACTGCCTGGTTTAAGTTATCAAACCAAACATAAGCGGACATGGAGCCTTCCATTTTGCGCTCACGTCTGGCTTTACCGGACATGTCATGGCCTTGGAGCGCCTCATTTTCAGAGAAGCCCAATATTTCGCGCATATCTTGTGAACCACGTTGGAATTGTTGCAATAGGGTAGGTGATAGTTCCCATGCTGGCATTTTTTGCGGCAATGCCCCTGTTTTGGGGTCGGGTTTTGCTGTAAGAATACCCGCCTGTAATTCAGGGTTACGCCACACTTGCTCATTCCCGACAATATTATCGGGCGTACCAAGCCATTGTTCCCGTCTACGGTTCTTAATCTCTGCTGCAATCTCAGAACCCACATAGTTAATGAATTTCTGAGCGTCTTTTGCTTCATGGATGAACGAACGGGTGTATTGTTTGCCATTAATGTAATTTGAGTCACCATCAACAAACACGATTGGAAGGTACTTTGATGGCCAGTCGGTGAAGTCGATAATCTGATTTTGAGTTAATACGTACTGGCGAATAACATAATCTTTTGAATTACGCTCACCAACGATTGTTGGGATGTCGCGCAGGATAATATCGCCAACCACTTGTGAAGAGCGTGCGATTTCCTCTTTAATTTTGTACTCTTTCTGTCTTTCGTCCCATTCATCCTGAGTAATTGACTCACCATTGGACAAAAGCAGTAGTTTAATAGGGAACCATTCTTTACGGGTGTACTTACAAACCACTATGGTATCGCGGGTTTCCCATTGGAAATCTAGTAATGACCTTGGGTCTGAATAGCTCACGGGGTTCATTACATGCGGGTAAGTCGCATAAAATTCTTCTTTGGTGTACAGGAATTGGCGCGAACAAAAGTTACCGTCCCCTTTATGTGGCATCATAGCCGTAGGGTCAAACGATGTTCGGCTGGCATCAGGAATTAATTCATAGCGTATGGTTTGGTTAAATGACAGTGGGTTTTCATAGTCCAGGCATATTTCAAACGCCCCGTAACCCATCATCAATGCTGACCTAAACGCTGTTTGATAGACTAAATCGTTCTGACTTTTGTACGATATGGTTCTAACTAAGTCAGCACGCAAGTCAATTTGTTTCTGATTGGCTTTGCCGTTTAGTGAACGTACCATCAAGTCAGGTTTATTCTTGCGTTGTTCCCCTGCAATCTTTTTGGTGACATCGTATAGCTTGTTGAATGTCATTGCAGGTTTAAACAAGCGTGAGAACTCGGAACGCTCGACTGCTGACCATTGGTCACGCAATAAGAAGTTCATGTCATCCCGACCACGCACCACGTTCTCGTCAAAGTACCCATCCCAAAGGACTAAGTCTTCGCGTGCTCTTTTTAATACTTCCGCCTCATCGATTCCAGCATCTTCTAGTCGTGACTGTAGACGCTCGTTGATTTCCTCAACATCTTCAATGGGCATTTGTTCAGCAATAATTTCCATGCCAATTCCCCGTCCGTTGGGTTAAATACCTTGTCCTTAAGTAGCGACTTCAACAATCCTATGTCAAAGTCGCCTTTTAACGCCCTAAACTAAGGGTGTTTTAAGCTGCTTCTGCACACTCTGCTTCAACTGCTTCTTGTGGCATTGCAAACTCTTGCCAGTCATCAGCCAGTAAGTCTTCAACAGAAAATATATAGTTTCCTGCGTTAGTTGATGGCTTGATAACCACTTTCCAAACGTGTGTCATGCCAGGCATTAAAGACAGGTAGCCGTCTTCAATAGTCCAACCTGCACGGTGCATTTGTTTACCTGCTTGTAAATTTACTAAAGCTTCTTGCAATAACATCCTTATTTCTCCTTGGTTATGGTAAAACTGTTAGTGTACAAATACTGTTTGCAAACACTGGTTTGTAAACCTGATGGCCATCTGAGCCAACAGTAAATACAAAGTCGGTCGCTAATAAAGCAATGCTTTGAGTCTTTAAGTAGTTATCCAAATAACCTGCTGCACTAATTTCAGCTAGTGTGCTGTTTGGGCAGTACAGACGGCATAATCTAGGGGTTACATCGTTGTTTTCCCCTGCGAAACTGCATATCAGGGTTATTTGTGATTGTATTGACATGTTGCGCTCCTTTGCTTAGTAAGTTTGTCCAAAATTATTCTATACTCTTTCTCACACTCTTTGCACTTGCTCTGAACGTGTTCTTTAGCGGTGTATTTCCCGCAATACATACATCTTGTTGTCATCCAAACACCGCCTTTATCCAACTCTTTAAACCTTTTTCAATTAAAAGCTGCTCTATCCTTTGGATTTTCTTTTTATACTGCTCCACTGTTAATTCCATAACCTTAAGCTGTGACTTTAATTCTGTAATTTGATAATGCTTACTCTTTTGGTCACTCTCCAGGTCATGCAGTCTTCTTGATATTGATGGGTAAATTCTATCAAAAAACTTTGCTTGGTCTGGCGACACTTCGGCCAACTCATCACTCATTAAAAAATCCTCATTACTGGGTTGTACATGTTCTCGTACTTGTTGCTTTCGACCTTGTCGTTAGTAATTCTATCACTAGCCAGTTCAAGGCACCCATAACCCAAGCCGTCCATAGCATGTGAGTACACATTCTTATTGGGCTTGTCTTTGTAACGCTCCTCGCCACTGACTGCAACGCGAGCATATACATAGCCTTTAACAAATCCCTTGAATAGAGTTGGGCATTGTTTCTTATCGAGTACAAAGCCTGGCTTACCGTCTACCATTCTATTTAGGAAGTAGCGGACTGAGCCTAAGCGTGGGTCAATATCATTGGTTCTTGCTGAGTGTGTGGGAATGCCTAGGGTGTTTAGTTCCCCGATGCAAGACATCTCCTCGACTATTTCGTTTCTGGCATTTCCTGCGGGATCTGCTATCGACATTCCTATTTTACAGTAAGGAAAATCTTTTGCGATTGATGGAATCACGATTGCCTCGGCAAAGCTTCTTATGCCCATGCCATCGGCTATATATTCCTTGAGTACCAGTAATTGGCCACGGGCAGATAATTGCATGACCACGCAAGCAGGAGTTAACCCAAAGTCCCATCCTAGTATTAACTGCTCCCCTTGAATAGCAGCCAGATTTTCAACAGCGTGAAAATCGGGATTGAACTCAGGATAAACTCGCTTGCCAAATCCAACAGCGCCATACTCGCCAAGACAAAATACTTTAACAAACTCTTGGCTCTGGCCGTGGGCGAGCTTTTCATAGTAATCATTAGGCAGATGGTCATAGTTATCACATCCAGGATTTCGCACCCAATTGTCATCTTCATCCTTAATTAAACCTGGTGGCTGTTTAAAGAGTACGTGGCCTGGGTAGGTGTTCTCTTCAAAGTCCTTGAATATCCAGTGGTCATCTTCGGGTGGGTTGGTGTCTGCAATGATGCCAGACCAATACGGTTCATGACAAAACGCCTTTGATGGGTAACGATTCACCCGTCCTTTCATGTGGGCTAGTGCTGCCTTTGGTACTTCGGATAACTCGTTAATGTAACAGCCTGTGAGTTCTAGGGATTTAATCTTGCGCACGTCTTCTGGACGGTCAAGGGCTATGAACAATAACTCAAGCTCTACTATGCCAAACCCATCATTAAAGCTGTGTTCGTAGGTCAATATAGGCTTTTGCCTCTTGCGTACATCGCCTAAATCTTCAAACCAACTAAGCCAGGTTGCTAGGGTTGTTGTGGCAAGCTCGCCAGAAGTATTTCGCACAATTCCCCACCTGCTTCGTCTTCTACCGTTATGCCAACGTGGAACTGCGCAAGCTCGTCTAACAATTTCTGCTGCTGCCCATGTACTCTTTCCGCTACCATAAGGCCCCATAATGACACGCACAAAGCTGTCATCGATATGAGCAATATTACCAGTCGCAGTTGGAATATAGATTTTATCCTGGTCTTTAGCATGTATCGTCATCCTTGTATCGTTAATAGTAATCTGTCTCTCAATGCCCTTTCTGCGAGACTCTTCGATTGCTGCAATGCGTTTAGCGATTCCCGATGCGCTTAATGTCATTTTTCTAAAATCCTTTTAGGCGGTGGGGTTTTGTATGGGGAACGGGTATATGTGTCGCGTAAATGCTCTTGTGTGGTGAAGCGAACACCGCACTTGATGCACTCGCGTCTCCTATAAATTTGATTGGTTCTCTCGTCTTTGTTGGTATCAACCACGCGAGATTCGCCATAGCCACAATTTCGACATTGCACTATTTTCTCACCCCTCGTAAAGTCCTGCTCATCGTAGCTTTTAACGATGGAGTATGACGTTCCTTTGGTTTGCGCGTCTGGTGTTCAAAGTCATTCTTTTGTACATAGGACTCATAAGCCGGAGCCGTTTCTGCTGCCTTCTTCTTCTTGACCTTCTCTACCCAACTGTTTCTGATTACGGCCATGCCCTATATCCTTATTCAGTTTCCGCTCTATCCTTCGAGCGTTGCGTGC